ATGGGACGAGAAGTAGTATTTGCCAACATACGAAAAAGAATGATAGCAATGATAGTTGGCGGTGTGATACTCACGCTAATGGGTGGATTTATCTCATTTGCGGCGGTAGTAGCCGGTGAATACAGCGTATTGATACTTGGACTTTTTGCGCTTACGCCTGGTGTTATATTTCTTATATTTGGTACGTCACGGAGGACGCACCCTGAAAAGAGCGGCATATTCAAAGCTAATCCCGATCTTTTACAGCAGGCTGACGAGCTTTACGCCAACATACAATATCAGGACGATTATATTATCGTATCCGACAGGGTGCTTGCCAACAAGAAAGTGCCATTTCAGATGTGCTGGCGAGAGGAAGCCTACGGCATTTACCAGCACACAGCGAGTATGAATTTCATCAGCTACACCAACGAGATAATCGTCTGCACGAAGCACAAGAAGAATGTACTCCGTTTTAACGTATATGCCAAGGGCAAGGACACCGCCATGGGGCTTATGCAATTGCTTTCCCAATGTTGTCCCAACGCAATGGTAGGCTACACTCCTGAAACGCTTGCATATGTTAAGGAGATGCAGAAGCGTGCACAGCAATAGATAATGGACAAGCTCTTTGTGCTTAAATTTGCACAAAGGGCTTGACTTTTTTTGTGATTACTTGTATAATAGTATAGTTGACACAAGGAGATGTACCCAAGTGGCTGAAGGGTCCGCACTCGAAATGCGGTAGTACGGCAAAACCGTAGCGAGAGTTCAAATCTCTCCATCTCCGCCAAACGAACAAAAACCACCGTATTTACGGTGGTTTTCTTTTGTATACACGATTTTTACACGATTGTGTTCAATATCTTCACCGCACGTTCTTCCTCTCGTGGGTAGAGGTGCGAGTAGGTGTTCCATGTCATTGATATGTTGGAATGTCCAAGACGCCGTGCTATCTCCTGAATGTTTATGCCCTCATTGGCGAGCAGGGAAGCGTGGCTGTGACGGAAGTCATGAATACGGATACGTTTGACACCTGCCAAGTCTGCAAACTTCTTATTTGTCTTTTCAAGGGACGTGTCACGGATAGGACGCTCACCGCCGCAGATGTACATATCATCACTGAACTTTGGCACTGCTTTCTTACAGCGTTCGTAATGTTCTGACAGCACTGCTCTTAATGGCTCTGGTATCTGTATCGTCCGTATGCTTGGCTTGTTCTTTGGCGGCGTGATACGATCACCGCCTTTGAGCTTCTGAGCAATGCTCTTGGTGATAGATATGTAGCCGTCTTTTATATCCGTCCATTGCAAGGCGTATATCTCGCCTTTTCGCATACCCATGTAAAATGCTATGTTGAAAAATACATAGTAGTTCCATTCGTACATTGAGCCGCCGTCCTCTGCGGTCTGAGCATAATTCTTAGCTGCCGATATGTATTTCTTGAACTCGTCAGGCGTGTAGAAAAGCATTTCTTTCTTGGCTTCAAGGGGCGCTTTGAAGTTGCCTGCGGTGATAACAGGATTTTTCGGAATGTATTCCATTTTAACAGCATAGTTCATCATTGCACGAAATTCGCCATAAATGTTCTTTCGAGTGACGATAGCCAATCCCTGTTCTGACAGCTCCTGCTTCCATTTCTGCACCATTGGTACGTTCAGATTATCTATCCTCACGCTTTCAAAGGTGGGCAGGACGTTCTTTTTCAGTATTCTTAGGGACTTGTCCAGTGATGTTTCACGGACTTCTGAACGCTTGGCAGTGATGTACTCCGTGAATAGCTGTCCGATAGTCATTTTTGAAGCTATCTCTTTAGCATTGAGCTTTTGTGTAAGCTGGAGTTCAAGCTGCTTAGCCGTCTCTGCACCGAACGCCACACGGTCTATCTGATGAGACTTTCCAAAACTGTCCGTATAATTGATACGCACACGATATTTTTGCAGGCCGTCTTTTCTGATGTTCTTTCCGTTCTTGTCCGTCATTTTGTAGATCGGCATAAATATTCCTCCTATTCTTGACACTTCCTTGAAAGTGTGCTACAATAAAAGGGCAAAATTCGCCCTTTCGTGGTTGAAGTGGGTGTGAATTTGGATCGAGCTGATATTGGTAGTATCCGCTCTGCTCGCCTCTGAGTGTTGGTAGCACTTGGGGGCGAGATTTTTATTTTATTTTTCTCTATACAATCCTATCGTAGAACAATTATGTCCACAAAAGGGCGGATAATTTGTACCTATTTGAGCTTCTGAAAAACTATAGATTTTACCGTTTAATTTTTGACATATGGGGCAAGCTGAACTATTATTTATGATAAAGTATTTATCTAAACCTAATTGCTGATACCGAGCAATATCCTTATGTGATTCTAATATTGAGCAAGCAGTTATGTATAATTGAGTTGCAAATGTTGTGTCAATTTTAAATTTTATTCTTAAAAAGCGTGCAGCCTTTTTATAATTAAATTTAATTAGCATAAGCCTTGCAATATCATATACAATATCACTATCTATGTCTTTTCTAAATGCTCTGGATAACAAATAATTATTTTGAAAGAACCAAGCAAAATCTTCGGCGTTTTGCTCGGTTTTATCCATTACATTATCTTGATTATCCAATAGCTTTTCAGTTTCTACTAAAAAGAGTTTATCTTTTTCAGCTTTGCTTTGTTTTTTTAGTGTGTAATCTGGTCGTTCACATTTTGCTTTTTCAAGTAAGCATAAAGTTTCTTCCGAGAATCTTTCTTCATATAGTTTTAAACTATCGAAGAAGGATTTTATTTTTTTACTTTTACCGTTCACAGTTTTTAATTTAGTAGCTTCAGAAACAGTTTTAATCCAATAACGTGCAAGAAAATTTCTGATAATTTCTTGCTCTTTTTTGCATAGATCTGAAAGTTCTTTTTCAGGAGTAGGAACATTATAGTTGTAATCTATTAAAGTCAGCTCTTTTAAAGCAGACTTCAATAAATCTAAATTATTGAAAAATTTATCAGCACTTACGCTTTCTTTTATCCAATGACGATAGTTTCCAATGTCACAATAAATTAAATAAACTCTATTATCTGCATCTAAATTTTCATACATGCAAGTTACCTCTATTTATCTTTGATTTTAGCACATTGTTTTTTCTTATATTGTAAAATACCCTATGTTATATAGCAAATAAGTATTCATATGTACTATCATACGATTTATTTTGCTGTTTGAAATACTCCTTAATGTATGGTTTGAACTTTGATAATAATAGCTTATCGTTTCTGCTAGAGTTCCAAAAATTTTTACGACTAAAAGTGGCTATCCTCTTATTTGCGGCATCAAAAGAAACATTAAACATATCCATTAAATTTGTATAATCCAATTTGTTGTTAAGATAGTGATACATAACGTAATATATCACTATTTCTGGCATTAAAACTTGTGCAGCAAAAAAATTAGCTTCAATTTCTTGTATTTGACCATCTGATGAATGGCCACAGTATATATGTCCCAATTCATGGACGATACCAAAAGTTCTATGTTCTTCAGATACAGTGCTGTTTTCACGATATAAAATAATTGAATAATCTTGTGATTTTATGACATAGCAATCATCAATATTGCGCCCTATGAAACAAGTAATCGGCTGATTAGTTAGTTTCGCATAATTTTCAATGGTATCAATAATTATGCCTTCAGAAACAAGATTCAAATCTTTGGGATTAAATGCTAAACTTTTGATATTATGACTTAATAAAAAATTGGTTGCCGAATTTTGTGCCATTTCGAAATTGGGTTTACTCAATTTATTGCCTCCTATAAGCTATTTATTTTTTTAATCCTTTTGCTGATAAGTATATATCTATTGTTTGTTCAAAATTTTTAACAAGCTGTTCTCGATCTTCTTCAGGAATTTGTTCCAAATGTCTGGCAATTAATTTGATTCTTTCATTTTCATCATCGGATAATCCTAATAAGTAATCAGTAGAAACTTCAAAATAAGATGCCATTTTAATAAGTGTTGCATTATCTGGTTGTCTAGATCCATTTTCCCAATTACAAACAGTGTTTTGTGCAGCACCAACTATTTCGCCTAATTTTGATTGACTTATTCCTTTTTTCTTACGTAATTCTGCTATTCTGTTCATTGCAATCCTCCTATGAGATAACCAATGTAATTTGTATCTCTTAAACAAATAATATCACTCTATGAGATTAGAGTCAAGCTATTTTTACAAATATCTCAAAAAGGGATTGACATTAATCGCTATATGTGATATTATCCTTATATGAGATATTTAATCATGCTGAAATCTCAAAATAATCATAGTTTGGAGGTGAAATCAATTGAAGAAATTAAAACTTATTCGAAGGAAAAAGGGCTTTTCACAAGCTGAGTTTGCTAATCAAATGGGAGTATCTCAAAATACGATATCTCAATGGGAAAATGGTGCAAGAATACCTAATGTTATAAGTCTTAAGAAAATGGCACAAATTCTTGATTGCTCGACGGATATGCTTTTGGAAGATATCGAAACAAACGAAAGGACAGATGACTAATGAATGAACTAATCAAAATCAGTTATGAAAATGCTGAACGCCCAACAGTATCGGGCAGGGAACTACACGAGGCACTTGAAGTCAAGACCGCTTATAAAGACTGGTTTCCGAGAATGTGTGAATACGGATTTACGGAGGGTGAGGATTTCAACCCGCTCAAAAATGAGCAGGTTCGTACTGAGGGAAACAGGCAGGTAAGTCGTGAACTTACCGACCACCAACTTACAATCCCAATGGCAAAGGAGATCTGTATGTTGCAGAGAAGTGAAAAAGGAAAGCAGTTCCGTCAGTACTTCATAAGAGTTGAAGAAGCGTGGAACAGTCCTGAGATGATTATGAAAAGGGCTTTGGAAATTGCCAATGAAAAGGTAAAAGCTCTGCAAGTAAGTGTTTCACAGCTTACTGTTGATAAACAGATTATGCAACCGAAAGCTGATTACTTTGATGAACTCGTGGACAGAAATCTGTTGACGGGAATAAGAGAAACAGCTAAGGAACTTAAAGTCAAGCAAAATACATTTGTAAATTTCCTGCTTGATAAAAAGTATCTTTACAGAGATAAAAAGGGCAAGCTTATGCCGTATGCAAAGCCTATGGAGAACGGCTTGTTTGAAGTCAAGGAGTTTTCTAATGAGAAAACAGGTTTTTCAAGCACGCAGGTGTTTATTACGCCTAAAGGAAAAGAAACGTTCAGACTGTTATTGCTTTAATATAATAAATGATTTAGAGGAGGCACAAAAAATGAAAATTTACAAAGTCACAACGATAGACCAGTTTCACGATAAAAGGGTGTTCACAGTAGCTGCAAAGAGTCAGTACGAGGCTCTGACAAAGGCAAGTGTTAGCCCTCGTGAAACTGTCTTGACAATCGAGGAGGTGGACTAAATGAGGTCACCTGACATTGAAATGGCAGTGCGGCTGTACTATGAAAAGCCCGAAATAACCAATGCGGATATCAAGGAGCTGTTCAGCACAGGTGAAACGCAGACTATCAAGATCAAGAAAGCTGTTAAGGAAGAAATGGAAAAGCGTGGTGTGAAGTCATGGATGCCACACTCGGTCAATACCGAGATAGCCTACGAGGTGTGGGGCATTGATATCGACAACTTCGAGAAAAGGCTTAAAAAACTCCGCACGCTTTACGGAAAGGACGTGAGAAAATGATAGCCGTACTAGAGATAATCAGATGTGCCGCAGCGGTAGCGCTCTTGGTGGTGCTTACAATGTATGTAGCGTACAGGTGGTATGTAAGCGTAAAAGAAACTGCCTACGAGGAAGCAGAGGAGAGCATAAAGCGTGCGGTGAGAGAAGCAGGCAGACCCGTGGTCAAGGTCGAAGTTGAAATGAAAGGAAAGTGGTAATGAACATTGTAGGAATACTGCTGATAACAATAGCTGTGCTTGCAGGGATAGATGTAGTGATGTATCTTGTGCTGAGCGTGGTGGATAGACACTGGGGGAAACGTTTTGAAAATGAGGAGGATAAGAACAATGAAAGTTCTGATAGCCTGTGAGGAATCTCAAGAGGTCTGCAAAGCGTTCCGTGCGAAAGGACACGAAGCGTACAGCTGCGATATTCAGATGTGTTCAGGCGGTCACCCTGAATGGCATATATGCAATGATGTTTTGGATATTATCAATGGCAATACCGATTTCTTCACCTGTGACGGCAAGCAGCATACTGTTGAAACATGGGATATGATTATCGCACACCCACCGTGTACATGCCTGACCAACGTGGCTACACGCCACTATAGTTTGAAATGCACACCTGCTGAAAAGGTGGTCGAGCGTATGAAACACCGTGAAGAATCAATAGTATTTTTTATGCAGATTGTGTCGGCGAACGCACCAAAAATTGCAGTGGAAAACCCTATAGGGCGTATGAATACTGTATTCAGAAAGGCAGATCAAATAATTCACCCATATATGTTTTCAAACGGACCGGAAGACTCAGAACAGTTTGTCACAAAGGCGACGTGTTTATGGCTAAAGGGGCTGCCTGTCCTACGGCCAACATATACAGGGGACAAGCCTGATAATGGCAAGCTGTTTGGACGATATTCTAATGGTAAATCACGCACATGGGAAGAAACACGTCATTCTGGCAAAGATCGTGCTAAGGTAAGGAGCAAAACGTTTAAAGGTATTGCTTTTGCAATGGCTGAACAATGGGGAAAGATTGAGGAGGACGAAAACGATGATAGTGATGAGAGAGGTATTTAAGAGGGACAAGCCCCTTGACAACGGCAGTGGAGCGGTAAGCCTTTGCGTGTTCCATTCAAATGTCAATCCTGGCGAGTGCGGTGCACTGACAGTAACGCCAACGAAGGACTACTGTCGCAGATGTGCGTTCTACAAGACCCGTGAGGACTTCGACAGAGGGCTTGGCGATGCCGCGAGGTCGCTCCGTGAGAAAGGGATTGAACCTGTGAAGAAGATGGACTATGACGGCAAGCAGTATATGAGCGTACAGCCGATAAGGGAGGAAGAAGAATGCTGACGAGAGAAGAAACGATAAAGGCATTTGAATGCTGCTACATGACGTATAACTGCAAAGAATGTCCGCTTGACAAGCAAGGGAAATGCTACATCAGAAATTTCGGAAAGCCAGAGGTAAACAAAGCTGTCATGCACTACCTTAAAGAAAATGAGCCTGCACCTGCGGCAACAGGCACAAGCTCGGAGGTATCTGCAAAAGAAGATACCGATAACATACAATTTAATGGTAGCACAAAAGAGCAGATTTGTCAAGCATATGATACCGCAGACAAAGCCTGTACAGATATACTCGATATCTACGAAGGAATGCCGGCATGTGAGCGTAGAGCCTTTGATATCGGAGAAGTGTACGGAAAAATATGCAGCACAAGGGATAAGCTTGAAAATATGAGAGGAGAGAACTAAAATGTCAGTAAAAATAAACTCACTTGAATTTGAGAACGTAAAGAAGATAAAAGCCGTACAGCTTGAGCCTGCAAAGAACGGGCTTACTGTTATCGGCGGTAAGAACAGGCAGGGCAAGACCTCTGTCCTTGACGCTATCGCTTGGGCGCTTGGTGGTGACAAGTATAAGCCGTCCTCTCCTCAGCGTGAGGGGTCTGTTGTCGAACCGCACTTGAAGATCACCCTCGATAATGGTATCGTGGTGGAGCGTTCGGGCAAGAACAGCTCCCTCAAAGTCACCGACAGCACAGGCAAAAAAGGCGGTCAGCAGCTTTTGAACAGCTTCGTTGAGCAGTTCGCACTTGACCTGCCTAAGTTCATAAATCAGTCAAGCAAGGAAAAAGCTTCAACTCTGCTGAAAATAATAGGAGTGGGCGATACGCTCTATCAGTTGGAGCATAAGGAACATTCCCTCTATGATCAGCGTACCGCTATCGGCAGGATAGCTGACCAGAAGTCTAAGTTTGCTAAGGAAATGCCTGTGTACGCAAACGTCCCTGCCGAGCCTGTTTCGGCTTCGGAGCTTATCAGACAGCAGCAGGATATACTTGCACGCAACGGCGAAAATCAGCGTAAGCGTGACCAGAAAGAATACTACGAAAAGCAGTTGGAGATTGCTAAGTCTGCCTATGAACGTGCAAAAGCAAGCTATGAAGCGGCAGCGAACAACTTCAAGCTTGCAAGCCTTGACGCAGAAAACCTCTTGGACGAAAGCACAGCGGAGCTTGAAAAGAACATCTCAGATATTGAGGAGCTGAACAAGAAGATAAGAGCAAACCTTGACAGGGAGAAAGCTGAGATAGACGCTGAGGACTACCGTTCACAGTATACATATCTCACTGAGCAGATAGAGGACGTAAGGCAGGCTAAAACTGACCTGCTCAAAAATGCCGACCTGCCTCTTGAGGGGCTTTCGGTTGAGGACGGAGAGCTGCTGTATAACGGGCATAAGTGGGACAGTATAAGCGGTGCTGAACAGCTTATCGTCGCTACCTCTATCGTAAGAAAACTCAATCCTGACTGCGGTTTCGTACTTTTGGACAAGCTTGAACAAATGGATACCGACACCCTTGATGACTTCGGCAAGTGGCTTGAAGCACAGGGCTTGCAGGCGATAGCCACAAGAGTTTCTACAGGTGACGAGTGCAGTATCATAATCGAGGACGGCAGGTCAATGGACAATGATAAGGAAGAAAACACAGAAACGAAAACTTGGAAAGCAGGTGCATTTTAATGTATGAGATAACATCAGGAGTTGTAAGCTCCGCACAGAAAGTCGTGATATATGGTCCTGAGGGCATAGGCAAATCCACCTTTGCGGCTCAGTTCCCCGACCCTGTATTTATTGATACTGAGGGCAGTACAAAGAAGCTGAACATCAGACGTTTCCCTAAGCCGTCAAGCTGGGAAATGCTCAAAAATGAGGTAAAGGAAGCTATGAACGGCAGGCTCTGCAAGACCCTTGTCATTGATACATTTGATTGGGCTGAACAGCTTTGCATTGAAACTATCTGCTCGGCACATCAGAAAAAAGGCATTGAAGATTTCGGCTACGGCAACGGCTATGTTTACGAAAAAGAGGAGATAGGCAAGTTTCTTAATCTCTTGCAGGAGGTAGTTGACAGCGGTATCAACGTTGTGCTCACGGCTCACGCTCAGATGAGAAAGTTTGAACAGCCTGACGAGCTGGGTGCTTATGACCGCTGGGAACTGAAACTCGGCAAGAAAACTTCTTCTCAGATATCGCCTCTTGTGAAAGAATGGGCAGATATGGTGTTGTTTGCAAACTACAAAACATATGCAGTAGCTGTGGATAAGGACGGCAAGAAGTTCAAGGCTCAGGGCGGTGACCGTGTTATGTACACCACACATCACCCTTGCTGGGACGCTAAAAATCGTGACGGACTTCCGTCTGAAATGCCTTTTGAGTATAGTGGCATAGCTCACCTGTTTGCGTATACACAGCCTGCTGAAATGCCTAAGCCTGTGCCGATGCCAAGACGTGTGCAAGAGCAGCTTGCACAGCCGAAAGCAGCACCGCAGCCACCTCATAAGACATCAAACGCAGTGACATTGCAGCAGGCTCAGCCGAAAGACGAGCATAAGGCGGACGAACCCCTTACAGACCTCAGCGGCTTTGAGGACGTTGCACCGCCTATCGTTATCCCTGAGGGCATACCGAAAGCACTTGCGGACCTTATGAGAGCCAACAACGTAAGCGAATCGGATATACGTCTTGTGGTATCTCAGAGAAACTATTTCCCTTATGATACTCCTATCACAAACTACCCTGACGACTTCGTGCAGGGCTGTCTGATAGGTGCTTGGGAGCAAATGCTGCCGCTTATCAGAGAAAATCAGAAAGTACCATTTTAAAAGGAGGACAACACTATGGATAAATTTATGGAATACGGCTGGGAAGATGAGATAGTCAACGAGGGTGGGGACTTTGTCCTGCTCCCTGAGGGGGACTATGACTTCACCGTTGCAAAGTACGAACGTGCAAGACACGAGGGGTCGGCAAAAGTACCGCCCTGCAATATGGCAAAGGTCACATTCACCATTTGGGGTGCAGAGGACAGCGTGGAGATAACAGAGAACTTCTTCCTTTGTAACAAGTTTGAGTGGAAGCTCTCAGCACTTTTCCTGGCTCTCGGTCTGAAAAAACACGGCGAGCCGCTGAAAATGAACTGGAACGCTATCACAGGCAAAAAGGGCAAGTGTCACGTCTACGTTGACAACTACAAGAACAAGGACGGTGAGGACAGGCAGTCCAACAAGATAAAGAAGCTCTATGCCTATGACGAGAATGTGACTACCGTTCAGCCTGCTCAGACGCAGACACCGCAGTATAGTCAACCTGCTCAGACAGGTGGTTGGAAAGCCGGTGCGTTCTGATGATGAATTTAAGACCATATCAAAACGAGGCTAAGCTTGCTATACTCGAACAATGGTCTGAGGGAATAAATAAGGTCCTTGCAGTTCTGCCCACAGGAACGGGAAAGACAATACTTTTCTCGGCTGTTACGGAAGAATGCGTGCGGCAGGGTAAGCGTGTGCTTATCCTTGCCCACAGAGGCGAGCTGCTCGACCAGGCGGCGGACAAGCTTATGAAGTCAACAGGGCTTGGCTGTGCCACCGAGAAAGCAGAGCAAAGTTGTTTAGGCTCTTGGTATCGTGTAGTAGTAGGCTCAGTTCAGACCCTTATGCGTGAGAAAAGGCTCAAAGGCTTTTCGGAAAATTACTTTGATACCATAATAATTGACGAGGCTCATCACGCTATCTCAGACGGCTATCAGAGAGTGCTTGACCATTTTCCAAAGGCTCAGGTGCTTGGGGTGACGGCTACACCTGACAGGGGCGATATGAAGAACTTAGGCTCGGTGTTCGACAGTCTTGCATATGAATACACCCTGCCGCAGGCTATCAAAGAGGGCTATCTTTCACCTATCAAGGCTATCACCATACCGCTGAAACTTGACATTTCGGGAGTATCAACTCAGGCAGGAGATTTCAAGGCAAGTGATATCGACACGGCACTTGACCCTTATCTTTATCAGATAGCTGATGAAATGCTCAAATACTGCAAGGAGCGCAAGACAGTTGTGTTCCTACCGCTTGTCAAGACCTCTCAGAAGTTCCGTGATATCCTTATCAGCAAGGGCTTTAACGCCGCTGAGGTCAACGGAAAAAGCACAGACAGAGCAGAGATACTTGAAGCTTTCGACAAGGGCGAATACAACGTGCTTTGTAACTCAATGCTCCTCACAGAGGGTTGGGATTGTCCGTCAGTTGACTGCGTTATCGTGCTAAGACCAACAAAGGTGCGTGGGCTTTACTGCCAAATGGTAGGCAGAGGCACAAGGCTCTGCGAGGGCAAGAGCGAGCTTTTACTGCTGGACTTCCTGTGGCACACAGAACGCCACGAGCTTTGCAGACCTGCACACCTTATCTGTCAGAACGAAGAAGTCGCCGAGAAAATGACCGAAAACCTTGCCAACGAGGCAGGCTGTGCAGTGGATATCGAAGAAGCCGAAAAGCAGGCAAGCGAGGACGTTGTGGCACAGCGTGAAGAGTCTTTGGCAAAGCAGCTCAAAGAAATGAAAACACGCAAGCGAAAGCTCGTTGACCCTTTGCAGTATGAAATGTCAATACAGGCTGAGGACTTGTCCTCATATGTTCCTGCTTTTGGCTGGGAGTGTGCTCCTGCTACCGACAAACAGAAAGCAAAGCTTGAAAAGCTGGGCATTTTCCCTGACGATATAGACAACGCAGGCAAAGCAAAGCTTATCCTTGACCGCCTTGAAAAGCGCCGCAATGCAGGACTTACCACTCCAAAGCAGATAAGGCTGCTTGAAAGCAAGGGTTTTGAACACGTTGGCTCTTGGAGCTTTGACAGTGCAAGCAAAATTATAGCCCGTATCTCTGCCAATGGTTGGAGAGTGCCGAGAGATATCGACCCGAAAACATACACACCTGAGAACTAAGGAGAAGTGAATGGATAACACAAATTTGCTTAAAATGCTTGAATACATAGACCCTGCAAGCTGTGATTATCAGGAATGGGTCAATGTGGGAATGGCTCTCAAACACGAGGGCTATTCCGTGAACGATTGGGACAGTTGGTCAAGGTCAGACAGCCGTTATCACAGCGGTGAGTGTGAACACAAGTGGCAAGGCTTTAACGGCAATGCTCAGCCCGTGACTGCAGGAACTATCGTGCAAATGGCAAAGGAGAGAGGATACAGCCCCCATGAGTTTCAGGCATACGATTGGGACGGCGAGATAGTCGCAGAGGAAGGCGGTCCTCTTGTAAACGGCGGCGAGGGCATACCGATCACCGAGCCTGCAAACTGGGACCCTGTCAAGGAGATAGTCACATATCTTGAAACACTCTTTGAGGCAGGAGAGAACGTGGGCTATGTTACGCAAACGTGGGAAACAGAAAAGGACGGCAAGACCAAGTATCTGCCCACAAAAGGGTGCTGTGACAGGACGGCAGGGGAACTTATCAAGAGGCTTGGCAAATGTAACGGCGACATTGGTGCGGTGTTTGGCGACTACAAGGAAGAGGCAGGAGCGTGGATCCGCTTCAATCCTCTTGACGGCAAGGGCGTAAAGAACGAGAATGTAACAGACTACCGCTATGCTCTTGTTGAAAGCGACAGTATGCCTATAGAACAGCAGAATGCTGTGATGAGAGAGCTTGAACTTCCTATCGCTGTGCTTGTATACAGCGGTGGAAAGAGCGTTCACGCTATCGTCAAGATAGACGCTCCCAACTATGATGAATACCGCAGGCGTGTTGATTTTCTTTACAAGGTCTGCAAGGAAAGCGGTCTTGACATAGATAAACAAAACCGCAATCCCTCACGTCTTAGCCGTATGCCAGGCGTTATGAGGAACGGCAAGAAACAGTTCATCATTGACAAGAACATAGGCAAAGAAAGCTTTTCGGAATGGAAAGATTACATAGAGAGTATCAATGATGATCTCCCCGACCCTGAGAGCCTGAGTGCTGAGTGGGATAACCTGCCTGAGCTTGCTCCGCCACTTATTGACGGTGTTCTCAGACAGGGTCACAAAATGCTCATTGCAGGCCCGTCAAAGGCAGGCAAGTCTTATGCACTTATCGAAATGTGCGTGGCGATAGCTGAGGGGGTAAAGTGGTTTGGCTGGCAATGCACCAAAGGAAAGATACTATACGTCAACCTGGAGCTTGACAGAGCATCTTGTCTGCACCGTTTCAAGGACGTGTACACCGCAATGCACTTAGAGCCTGATAACCTCAACAGCATAGACATATGGAACCTGCGAGGTCACAGCGTACCAATGGACAAGCTTGCACCAAAGCTTATACGCCGAGCAAGCAAGAAGAATTACATTGCCGTGATAATAGACCCTATCTACAAGGTCATAACAGGCGACGAGAACTCAGCAGACCAAATGGCTCACTTCTGCAACCAGTTCGACAAGGTATGCACAGAGCTTGGCTGTGCGGTCATATACTGCCACCACCACTCAAAGGGAGCACAGGGCGGTAAGCGTTCAATGGACAGAGCCAGCGGTTCAGGAGTATTCGCCCGTGACCCTGACGCACTTCTTGACCTTTCAGAGCTTGACATTTCAGACAGCCTTTACAAGCAGCAGGAGGACGAAACTGTTTGCCGTATCTGTGAGAACTGGATGAGGAGATTTTACAGAAATACTGATGATCTTTGTTCACAGGACGATCTTGTTACGCCGTCAAAAATGCTTGAGATAACCCACAAATACCTGCACCCGAACTCATACAAGCTTATGATGACAGACATAGACAAGGCTAAGCTTGCAGTAAGAAACCGCACTGCATGGCGTATAGAGGGTACTCTGAGAGAGTTCCCGAAGTTTGCTCCCCTCGATATGTGGTTTGATTATCCTGTTCACAGAGAGGATACCGTGGGCGTGCTTAAAGACTGCGAGGTAGAGGACATCACACCGAATTGGAAGAAGAATTTCAGCAAGAAGAAGACCAATGAAGACCGCAGCAAGGAACGCAAGGAGAGCATTGAAACAGCTTTCAGCGGTGTGCAGGAGAACGGCAAGTGCCGCATTTCTGAGCTGGCGGAGTACATAGGAAAGGGTGAAAAGACAGTGCGTTCATACCTCAAAGAGCATGGTGGTTTCTGGATAGATGGCGGCGAATGCGGCTTAAAGAAGTGAGGGAAAGAAAGGAAAAAGTCGAGAAAATTTACTTTGAAACGGAAAAGAAAAAATCGAGTATGCGTAAGGAAAATATCGGTGTTTTCCCTTAGGAAGAAAATATCGACAAAATACCGACTTTTTCCCGAGGGAAGAAAAAGTATATTATTACATAATATATATTTTCGGGCATAAGCCGCCCGAAAATCTATTCTGAAATAATAAGGCGGCTAGCACACCGACCGCACGAGAGGAGCAGATAACAATGACTGAATTTTTTATGGCGATGATACCGCCGACGGCTACAGCGCAGGAACACAAGGTGACAGTAAGAAATGGCAAGCCGATATTTTATGACCCACCCGATGTCAAGGCGGCAAAAGAAAAGCTCACGGCAAACCTAGCAAGGCACAGACCGCCTGAGAAGTACATCTGTGGGATAAGGCTGATAACAAAGTGGCTGTTTCCAAATGACGGCAAACACAAGGACGGAGAGTACAAGACCAGCAAGCCCGACACAGACAACCTGCAGAAGATGTTCAAGGACTGTATGACAAAGCTTGATTTCTGGACAGACGACCAGCTTGTGGCGAGTGAGATATGCGAAAAGTTCTGGGCGGACATACCCGGCATTTATGTGAGGATAGAGGAGCTATGACGATACACGAGGTAAAGAAAAGTCTTGGACGCAGGGTGAGCTACAACGGCTCTGACTGCTACGAGCTGACAGGGTGTATTATCCGCAAGAACAGTAAGACAGGTCAGTTCTTCTATCAGGCAGAGATCGCTGACAAGACTTGTGGCAACACGTTGGTGTATTGTAGGCTGGAAGAGTTGAGGTGTGAGAATGAAACACACTGACCACACCCTCTGTTGGCACTGCCGTCACGCAGTACCGACAAAGGATAAGATAACAGGAGAATACCTTACAGGCTGTGCATGGTCCATAGACCGCAAACCGGTTGAGGGTTGGAAGACACGTCAGCACAGGATGTACGAGGCACAAAAGGGCGGTACGTTGCATTCATACACTGTGACGGAATGCCCGAGATTTGAGGAGGGATAAAAGTGAAAAGCTATGAGGAGCGTACCAAAGACAATGAACAGAAGATAGCAGCTTTCCAAACTAAGCAGAAAATGCCGTATGAGTTCAAAGTCAAATACGCTGAGGTCAGAGTAAGGGAGTTCATTCGTGAGTGTGACAAAAGAAATCTGAACACGCACATATCGGTAGGCGGACTTGACAGCATAACGCTTTTGAAATTTATACATGATTACTGTGGTTTCAGTTATGTTCCAGGTGTATCGGTATCTAGTCTTGAAGACAAATCTATTCAGCAGATACACGAGCAACTTGGTGTGATAAAGTTAAGCCCATACAAGTCAAAAATAGATATCATACGGGAATATGGTTTTCCTGTACTATCAAAAGAAACAGCCGCAAAAATAGAACTGCTTGCACACCCTACGGACAAGAACAAGACAGTTCGTCACGCTATCATAACGGGTGAAACGGGAGAGTATGGCGGTTTTCGCAAGCACACAAGAATGCAGCTTTCTCAGCGCTGGCTTGAACTGTTTGGCGGTTACGAAAATGAAAACGAAGGCGTTGACTACAAGATACCGCCGTTTAAGGTATCATCACAATGCTGCTTCTGGATGAAAGAAAAGCCGTGTGATGATTGGGCAAAGCAACACAAGAGTGTGCCGTTCTTAGGACTTATGGCAAGTGAGGGTGGCAGACGTGAAAAATCGCTAATGCTTAACGGCTGCAATTACTTTGGCAAAAGCACGATACGTTCAGCGCCATTTGCCATATTTACAAGGCAGGACTTGCTACAACTTGCACTTGACCTGAATGTGCCTGTGCCTACAATCTATGGCGAGATAAAACGTGACTTTGACGGAAAGCTTTGCACAACAAAGGCTCAGCGTACAGGCTGCTCAATGTGCGGTTTCGGCATACATATGGAACAGCGCCCTCACCGATTTGACAGGCTTCGTGAAAGAAATGAAAAAGAGTGGGATTTCTGGATGAACAAGTGTTGTGAAGATGCTGACGGCACAAAGTACGGCTGGGGAAGAGTTCTTGACTATATCGGCGTTGAATGGCGTGACAGAGTATTTGATATGAAAAATAACCAGCTTAGTTTGTTGGATATCGAGGAGGGATAGCCTATGGAAAGAAACGACCCAATGACCATGTCACGCCTGAAAGCCTACCGCAGGAACGCCTCAGCCATTGAGGACATCAAGGCAGAGCTTTCTGGCAAGTACGTTGCCGACAGTATCAGCGTATGCACTCCGCCGTCCTTCACGCCACACAGCACACGCATAGACGGCTTTCTGCCAAGTGGCGATACACTTTCACTGCTGTGCGAACAGGCACGGCTAGAGCGTGAGCAGAGGGCTGTGGAGGAGTTTATCAAGGGGATAGAGGATAGACAGATGAGAAAGATATTTGTACTCAGGTTTGTAAAAGGCTTTACTTGGATACAGATAGGACACAAGGTCGGAGGTACAGCGGACGGCTGTAGAATGGCAGTCAAAAGATTTTTGCAAAATGCTTAAACTTGTTCGCTCTGTTCGTTTTACCTATGTTATAATTTAAACTGAGGAAAGTGTAGATGTACCTCAGACTTGTACTTTCATTGAAGTCACCTCCAATTTTCTAAGCCCCGTAAGGGGCTTATGCAGGTCGAGAGCGAGCCACCGCTCAGACCTGCTCCACCATTTTACAAAACTCCTTATAATATTTTTCACAAGGGCGGCTGCATTTTGCGGTCGCTTTTGCGTTGCGTCGTAAAAAGTTCATAAATGTCGAATTTTTGATATACTGCATAAAAAATACAAATGCTATTTATGCAGTATATAGAAATTCGGTGCATTTCGTTGATTTTCGCTCTGATTAGTGATATTATTTAAGAAATATTATTATGAGGAGTGATTGTACTTGGTAGTCAAATTTAATGGTAATAAACCGTTTAAAATGGAGGAACATCAAAGCAATAAACTTACTACAAAATGTTTTTTATGTGGACAACAGGCAAAAAGCCGAATATTTTATGATGGATTTGAGAATGGAAATTGCATATGTTGTAATTGCGAAGATCAGCTAAAAGGAATGTTTAAAGATTATTTATTAGCAGAATCAAACTTCAACAAAACAGCACTTGAAGAATTAGTGGAAGGATTACGCAATGAAACTATAACGCAGTTAGATAGTCAAATTCATAAAGAAGGCTATAAATATGCCCAAGAGGTTAGCATTGTAGATGATTTTGATGATACATTAACCCTTCAAGAAGTTCAACAGAATAATATATTTTATTCGATAAAATATCAATTTTGTTATGACAAAATGATAAATTATATGAAGAATAAATATAATGAAGACCCTTATATAGTCAGATTTTTTGAAACTACGGATTACTATGACCCTGAGGGTTTGTATAGAAGAGATACAAATGCTATATGTGGCATTGCAAAAATATATAATAACGGAACCACGGTTATTTTTGGCGATTTAAAAGTTGTTTTGGATAGATCGAAATATAACCAATAAAATTAATAATATTGAGTGTTCAAAGCCCCACTAAATCGGGGCTTTTTTCATACCATAAAGAAAGGACGGTGCCCCTATGACAGCACGGCAAAAGAAATTTGCAGAATACTATGCTCAGAGCGGCAACACCGTTCAGAGTGCTATAAAGGCAGGATACAGCGAGAAGTATGCGAAAGCTGACGCTTGCAAAATCCTAGATAATCCTAGTGTTGCGGAGTATATCCGTGAATTGTCCGAGAAAGCTCAGGACGAGCGTATAATGACCGCAAAGGAGAGGCAGGCACTCTTGTCTGATATCGCTAAGGACGGCAAGAATGACCCTGCTGACCGTATCAGAGCCGTCGATACCCTCAATAAAATGACAGGAGAGTATGTTGCTAAGATACAGGCGGAGGTCAAGACCTCTGAAAAGCTTTCAGACGTTTTCGCTCAGATAGGCGGTGAGGGGCTTGACGAGTAAGTTTCCCCTGTCACAGAAGTATATGGACTTCATCAACAGCGTTCGGGGTGTGTCTGCGGACTTCCTTGAGGGGACTACCGCAAGCGGCAAAACAACTGTGGGCGCAGGCATAAAGTTCATGCGTATGGTGTCGGCAAGCAGGAAAAAGCTTCACGTCATTGCCGCTAAGACTACGGGAAAGGCTGAGGAAACTATCATTCAGCAGGATAACGGCATTCTTGACCTGCACACCAATGCTCGGTACTTCGGCAACGGTGATAAGGACTACAAACTGCCGCATATCAAGTTTGAGGGCAAGATAATCTATGTTCTGGGATATGATAACAAGGATAAGTGGGAAATGGTGCTGGGCGCTCAGTTCGGCTGCGTTTATATCGACGAGATAAACACCGCTGATATCGAGTTTGTCCGTGAGATGTCAACCCGTAACGATTACCTTATGGCGACCCTTAACCCTGACGACCCCTCGCTACCTGTGTACAAAGAGTTTGTCAACCGCTCACGTCCGTATCAGAAATACGCCTGTGACGTGCCTGCGGAGATAATGAAAGAGCTTACAGAAGAACCTGTACCCAATTGGCGGTATTGGTTCTTTACTTTTCGTGATAATCTTTCACTTACTGATGAGGATATCAAACGGAAAATGGCTGCCGCTCCGAAAGGCACAAAGCTGTATAAGAACAAGATACTCGGTCTGAGAGGACGTGCAACAGGGCTTGTGTTTGACCTGCAAAAGCGAAATATCTTGACAGCAGAGCAGGCGAAAGCTTTCAATTATGTGTACTTCTCAGCCGGACTTGACACCGCTTACTCGCAATCC